AAGTATGTCAGGTGATGTGTCAACACACAAATATCGTGAAGACAGAAAGCCGTTAAATAGATATACTATGGGTATTAGTGATAATATCCAAGATTTATGTGTTGTTGCACAAAGAAATATGTGTGAAATAACTACTATTATTCCTACTGAAGATGGTAGAATGATCACACAAACTATGTGGGGAGTTTTTGTCGGTGGATCTTTAATGGTCACTCCAAAACACTTGTGGAAACGTGGTAATTCATCAGTTAAGAACGGTGATAAGATCATTATTTCTAGTAAGGGACAAAAATATCACATCACTTATAGCGATAGTGATATTTATTTTGATCCGGACAGAGATATTGCTTGTCTCAATACTTGTGGTAAATTACCAAACTTGAAATCAATTGAACATCTATTGATGGATGAAACCACAAAAGTTTACAATGAAGATAACAACGGATTCCTTATAATTCCAGTTGGTGAAACTATTGTAACACATAATATCAATGCTTACATTAGAAATGCACCATACATTGATAATTTTGGTGGAAGATATGATGGTAAGGAGATTTGGCAGTATAACATCAAAACTATGCAAGGAGACTGTGGATCAATAATGGTTCTAAGTTCGGGAGGTAAGGTCACTATTTGTGGTCTACATGTTGCAGGAGATTCGTATACAGGAAACTCTGAAATTTTGGATAAGCTATTTGTTAATGAAGCCAAGAATTTCTTTACAAGAAAGACTCAAGGTTTTGCTACTGATGCTATCTTAGAAGATGAGGAATTCTTTGATGCTGTTTCAGACTTGGATGAAGGATTTATATTCTTGGGAAAGACTATTAATGCTCCATTTCAGAGTGTTAAGACATCTATAGTTAGGAGTCCATTTTATGAGGTTTTACAACCACATACTTCCGAACCAGCAGTTATGCAACCTTCGGATCCAAGAATGGATGGTATAACATCACCAATGCTTACTTCTATCAAAAAGTATGGTGATTATGTTGCACCATTTGATGA